CATTTAACTACTTAATCATAAATGATATTATTTCTTGTCATTAATAAACGAGTCTGTTTATTTACACCTTTTAACATTTCAAATGCCGACTAAATTAATTGTTTGTATTTTAATTCAGTTGGTTTTTTTGTTTGTTTCATAATCCATTCTGCATCTATTTCAATAAGATTTCTTACACCTAACATTTCAAGTTCATTTATTTTTTCTTGTGATGTTGGATTTTTATGACAAATCTCTATAAACCACTCTGGTCTGCCTTTATGAGTTAAAACGACATCAATTACTCGTTTTGGATATATACCTAAACTAATACATTCGTCATATGTAGGGACATATTCACTCTGTAAATTATAATATTCATCAGAAGGTTCGCACATCATCATTTCTTTTGGTATTTTTGGATTTGTTAAAATTTCATCCCAGTTATAATCTATTGAATTATAATTATCTGTTTTTACAATTGGATATTCAAACCAAACACCACATTCTCTATTTGGAGAACTACACCCAACATCGCCTATCCACTTACCCCCATAAAACCATCCCTTTAATACTTCCTTTGCCATTTTATGTTTATAACTTTCATTTTCTGTAAATGTATTCATTTTAGGTTTAATATAATTACATCATTTATATTTATATCAATTTTATTATGAATAATTGGCGTTTCAGCGAAGCATAGTAAATGTGAAAAGGTGTAAACCATTATTTGCCTCTGTAAATGAAATGGGGGAAGCATTTTAGATTACATTGTGTATGTATATTATTTGGTATCTAGCGAGATAATGAGGTTGTTAGTAGGGCTTGTGTATATGGAACTCTACCATTAGTGTGTCCATTTGTTGTATCTATTCGTGTTTGATATAAATTTAATGTTATAGCACTAAATATAATGGCTATAATAGTTGCACCTATTACAATCATTTCACCTTTGAGATTTTTAAATAATGCATGAAATAATGCAAGTGTGATTAATATTTTTAGAAGAACTGTTTTACTAGAAAATAAACTCTTTATGAATTCAACGAATCTATTAGGTTTATTTTTATTTGTATTGTCACCAACTATAGAGTATGTTGCAAATAATGGGGATAGAATAGAATAAATTGATAATACTGGAGGCATTACTATAGTAGAAATTAAAAATATAGGATATCCCCATAAACACGCCCAAAACCAATAAGGAAAAGAATTAAAACTAAAGTAATCAATATCTTCTTCTGATTCCCATTTTTTATTTGTTGTCTTTATTCCTAAGAACCAAGGTATTAATCCAGAACTACCCATTTTTCTTCTAAACATTTGAGGGAAATTCATAACGTGTGCTACAATGGATATAACAAAGTTCATCATCATAAATGCAGGTAATAAAACACCAAGTAATAAATAACCAAATACTGTTATTATAGTCCATTCAGGTAGGTATTCATTCAAAAAATTAAACACATAACTTATAAACCAATTATTCCAAACAATGCAGTCATTAATAACTTGTGAATAATATAAAACTATATTAGAATGTCCTGATGCTTTTTTATTTAAAGAACCAACTAAACCATTCATATATGTGGCTAAAAAATCTTTATTATTAAATACAGCTTTTTGTGATGTTATTTCCTCTGGTGTTGCCCAAAATTTTAGTCCATGAAATGGGAATTTTTCCATAACATTGATATTAATTGGTATATGTTGGGGGATTCTACTATGAGGTCCAAATGGTGTTTGTTCTAAATTATCTGGAAGAATGTTAGACTGAGCTACTTTACATATATACAGCCCAATGCTTCCTAAAGCCATAATTTGAAGTATTGATAATACAGACTTACCAAATGTCTTTGCAAATCCGATATAATCTGATGTACCTGAACTATTTGTATTACTTTTTTTTTTATTATCTATTGCACTATTATCTGTTTCACTTGACATATATTTATAATAAATATATATTAAAAATATTAGGTTGCATATAATAAACCAACGTTGCCACCTATAAAACTAACAATATTGATTCGTTCTTCAAATAGATGTAAATTAAAATTATAATCATATATTCTCCAAGTTGGCTTATTTACTCCAATTATGACACCAGTTTCTGGGTCGCAAATATTTAAACTTTGTGCTAATGGGTCTAGTACAGGAATCGTCGTGGTAAATTCAAGCTCTATTTGACTAAATTTACTCATATTGATAGCTCCAGATGGTTGTAAATTATCGTTATTTGAATGTATGCCAAAATTATAACAATATAAGCCATTAGGTGCATTTCCCGAAGTCCTTGTATATTTTTCAATATAATTAAAAACACCAGCTGGTTGCATATTCTCGCGATAAGCGCCATTTAATAATATTCCTAATGCTACTAAAATCTCTTTTTCATTATCTAGTGTATATGGTTGTGTCATTACCCAACCAGTTAATCTACCATCTGGATTAACTCCTGGTCCAATATATACTATGGTCTCATTACCAGCACTATCTATTCTAGTAATCGGATATAGTCCAGTAGTAGGTGCCTGTATAACGTCTCTAGGCATATAATTATATGGCCAATTTGTATAATTAGACCATTCGTTACGTAAATTTGCATCACTGCGCTGAAAATAAAACATCCAATCAGCCACCATTCCTAGTGAATCAAGTTCAACTCTATTTGGTCCAGTAACATTATAGAATTTTGTTTCATGTACTTGCTTAATTAAATATGTTTGCTCTTCTAATGCAAATACACGTTCTTCTTCATTTGATAAAAAGACATAAGTGCAGTTTAAATGAACATCTGCATTCCATCGGGTTCTTGTGTCTATATAAGAATCTATTCCTAAATCAATATCTGGAGGTGGTTGTAGAAAGCGATGAAATTGTTGATACCATATGTTGCAATTTGGTGCAATATAGGGAAATCCAAATGTAGAGTCAAGGACGTCACGAATTTGGAATATCTCAATTATTGGTCTAAATGTTACGACTATGTTTAGTTCATTATATTGTAATGATGTTAATGGAAATGCCATTTGTGATTTTAAACTAAACCAATTATTGAGTGGAATATACAAGACTTTTCCACGAATAGAGGGTTCGGGACCAGCCAAACTATTCTCATTATAGTAAGCATTTGGATATGAATTTATACGAGCACCTGCATTTGCAGGGTCATTTAATTCTGCTATATTACCCGTCATATTGTCAAATAATGCCTTTTTGTCAGCATTAAAATCACGCTGAACTGCTGCCAATAAATAATCACCAGAATATTCTTGAAGGGTATAATTTCCACACACGAGTTGTATTCTGGAAATCATTTTTGCACCTACATTTTCAATCCAACGAAATTCATATGGAGCCCACGAATTATTATTAGTTGGACCATTAGTTGGGTCATTAGTTGGGTCATTTTGGGGTGGCATTATTGGACTCCATATATTTGGCAAATTGACAGATAAATATGTGTCCATAAGTAAATCAGCATATCTAGGAACTTTAAAATTAAAAGTGGATTCTTCTGATAACCTTAATGTTTTAGCACCATCAAAATCTACTCTGAATTTTTGAAGTCCAAAGTTTGTATATTTTGCATAAGTTGTTTTAAAAAATGATTTCGAAGGATTCCCATTTAGAATTATATTTTGTTGTCCTTCAGATACTAAATTCATTAAACCTCCAGCCATAGTTATTTATAATATATGTATATTATTTAACTAATTTATCAAAACATATATAAAATATATTATAATATATTTTATAAAATTATTATAATATATTTTATAAAATTATTATAATATAGATATGGAAAATAATGGAATCTCTAATATAAAAGACAAATATATTGAAAGTGCTAAGAAATTAATGAATATGCATGATAATACGGTTGTGTTAGTTTTATCATTAATGATGTGGATAATTATTATTATAGTTATTATGGTTTATTTTTATTATACTGGAAGTATTGTAAATAAAAGCTTACAGGTACGAGAATGTGATTTTGTAGATGAAATATATAGTACCTTAAATGGAAAGATACATCCTATAACAGCAAGTGACCCATTCAATCATACTCTTAAGGATTACTATATTAAAAGTGTATATAATTGCTGTAGTGCTGGTGATTATAAGAATGATTATGTAAATGTATGTTATTTAAAAAATTCGCTTAAACAAGGGGTACGAGGATTAGATTTTGAAATATTTTCCATTAATGACCAACCTGTAATCGCAACTTCTACATCGGATAGTTTTTATATCAAAGAAACATTTAATTATGTCCCATTTGTTGAAGCTATGAATATTATTAATAATTATGCATTTGCGTCATCTACTGCACCTAATCCGACAGACCCTATTATAATTCATTTACGCATTAAAAGTTCTAATCAAAAAATGTATAATAATTTTGCAAAAATTTTGAAAGGTTATGATAATAGATTGCTTGGCCCTGCATTTAGTTTTGAAAATCAAGGTAGAAATTTAGGCAATCTAAAACTAAGTGCGATGATGAATAAAATTGCTATTATAGTGGATAGAAGTAATAATTCTTTCTTAGAGTCTAAGTCATTCTATGAATATATTAACATGACAAGTAGTTCCATCTTTTGTAGATTGTTACGTTACTATGATATTAAATATACTCCAGATATTACTGAACTTATAGAATATAATAAATTAAATATGACTATTGCATTACCTGATAAAGGTAGTAACCCTCCTAATCCAAGCCCAATAGTTGTACGTGAAACTGGGTGTCAATTTATCGCTATGCGTTATCAAGTTATTGATGGAAATGTAGAAGAATCTGATATATTCTTTAATGAAGCCGGTTCCGCTTTTGTATTAAAACCTGAAAAACTTAGATATATTCCAATTGTTTTGAAAACACCTCCTCCACAAAATCCTGATGTTTCTTATGCTCCAAGAACTATTGAATCAGACTATTATAAAATAGACATATAATTGTAGAGTTATTTATAATTATTTATAATTATTTAGAATTATTTAGAATTATTTTATACTTATGGTGTTACTATTTTATAGTATATATATATGAAGAATATATGCGATAAAGGAATGACGTTTCAGGATTGCGAACTTGCGATTCTAAGAGCGGCAGTTGATGTTTCAGAAACCCGACAGGGTAAGAAAGCAGCTAGTTCTCCTGAAATTAAGAGAATTATAAATATAGTTGAAGGGTTTTTAAAGAAACACAAACTTGTTTGTTACGGTGGTACTGCAATTAATAATATATTACCAAAACAAGACCAATTTTATAATAAGGATGTTGAAATACCTGATTATGATTTTTATTCACCAAACGCTTTAAATGATGCTAAGTTACTTGTAGATGATTACATCCAACAAGGGTTTATTGAAGTTGAAGCTAAATCTGGACAACATCATGGAACATATAAGGTTTTTGTTAATTTTATACCTGTGGCCGATATTAGTTATATACCTAAAGAGTTATTTAACGCTATTAAAAAGGAATCAGTAATGGTTGCTGGCATTTTATATGCTCCACCTAATTTTTTGAGAATGGCTATGTATTTAGAATTGTCACGACCAGCAGGAGATGTTAGTAGATGGGAAAAGGTGCTTAAACGTCTTATTCTCCTTAATAAACATTACCCTTTATCATCTAAAGAATGCGAACATAACCCATT